GAAACAGTAGGAAAGCGGTCTGCGTCAGAATAGGCTTGTTTGCCCATATCCAACACAAGCCCTATGATCGACATGATCTGTTCGTGGTTTTTTGTTGTGACAGATTTAAGTAAGTCTGTGCCGTCGAAAGTCTCTTCAACATGCGGCATAGCAACTAACACCCTGTACCCCACAGGCACGGGTATTTGAGCTTCAAACTCTTCTTCGGTGACTATTGCTTCTGCAATATCAGTCATCTTCGTACTCCAAATTGCGCGAGAGGTCTTCTATGTATTGCAGACAGGTTTCGAGACCCCGAACCAAACCTGTAGTTTCCTTATACATGGCGAAGTCTTTAGCTCCCCCTGCAGTAAGAAATTCAACCGCTGAAGATTTATCATCTTCAAGTCTTTCTTTAAGCACGTCTAAGACGGTTTTTGCCACTATTGAGTCCTATCTGAATCCTTAATAGTCTTCAGCAAATCTAAATCTAGTTTAGTGTTATCTTTTCTTCTATCAGCTGCTAGTTTAGCACCTGCTTTCTGTGCGTCTATTTGTAACTCTTGTTGTTCTATTTCAAGCTGTTTTGCGTCGATAATAGCATCCGCTTGGTTTTTCTGTGCTTTTAGTTGTAGCTCCTGCTGCTTTAACTGCGCGTCTGTTTGATCTTTCGCTGCTTTACGCTGCACTTCTTGCTGTTTTATCTGTAGTTCGGCTTGCTGCATCTGCACTACAGGGTCTTGCGCCTTCTGCTGCGCTTGTTGCTGTGCGGCCTGTTGCTGGTGCTGTTGTGTCAACTGCTGTCCTGCGTCTGCCATAAGTTGTGACATCTGTAGTTCGATGTCTTCTGGCAACGCCTCGTTGGGCACAGGTAGCTTAACCCCAAGTTTCTCTTCGATCTGCTTGCGATATAAGAAGCCTGTGTGTTCTGCAATGTGCGCCTGTAGTGCTGCCATGATTGGTTGGGCTTGCGGATTCTGCCCTATAAGCTGTCGCACCATAGGATCTTGCATAAACGATTGATGTGTTGCGATATGCGCTTCGTGGTCTTGGTATATAAACGCCTTCATCGGCTTGCCTATAAGAGCGTTCATATTTTCGCTTACAGGATCTACTGGAGTTGCATCTTCTTCTGTAGGCACAAGTTTATCAGCGTTCTTAACACCCAACACTTCTATCATCTGCCTGTGTAGCTGCGGCAAGTCGTATATCTGTGGTGCGGTTTGCGACATTTGCAACACAGCTTGGTACTGCACTACACGCTGGGCCATCGTAGAACTGTTCGGATCGCTGACAGGGATCACATCCACCATCATGTAATCCGCTTGCTTTGCGGTCACTTCTCCCCGCACAGGTTCGTAAGCATATTCTGCGGGAGCATACTCGGCCATTATCAGCTTGAGCATCTTAAACTCTTGCTTCATGGCATAATGAACGCGAGCTTGAACTGCGGCCATCGGTTTTAGAGTACGCTCTAGAAGGGCCAGAGTGGTTCCCACAGGAGCGTTTGCTGACATGTCCGAAATGTTCATGTCGCTGATTGCACCCAGCCTACGGCCTTCCTGCGTTATCTGATTAAGCAAAGCAAGTAGGGTTTGGCTTGGCTCCTTATATGGGAGCGGCATGATGTTGTCACGGATGCTGCCAGACGGTACATCCACGTCCTTGAACTCTCCCGGCTCTATGGGGGTGTCGTCGCCCTTGATGCGTAATCCACGGGACTTCAAACCTCCCGGTAAATTAGATAGCGTGCCAGCATCTACCAACTGCCGTATTAGGGACGTTCCCGCCTTAGCGTACCCCCCTATTATATGAATCAGTCCTAGACCATAGAATCCAAATCCGGGCACATAGACGTAGTGTACGAAGTGCTGGCGTTTGAGCATGAAAGAATCATCAGGATTCCAGTTACGTCTTATACCTAAGACTTCACCGGAACCACGTTCTATCGTCACTACATACGGTTTTGCTATCTCTTCTTCAGAGTCATCAACACCTTCTATAACTATATCAGCGTGGATCTCATAGACAGCGTATCTGTTGTCGTCTGTTATAGAGTAGCCACCTTCTTCAGCTTTACGCTCTTCGATGTCGGTGTGATATGGCTGTGGTTCACCAAGCTCTATGTCTTTATAAAACCCAGAGGCTTGGAGTTTTTTGAGATCATTCTTAGTCTTACGCATGACGTGCGTAACACGCTCTGCGCTTTCTACGTTAGATGCGCCGTAAGGAACGATCACATCTTCAGCGGGTATGTATACTGCTACCTGTCTGCCTATGTTTGGATCGTAGTAAACCTTCTTAAATGCACTACCTGCTAAACCAAGGCTATATAACAGACGTTCATGTTCGGGTCTGTACTCCACCATGCGCTCGGTAAGCTCGTAGTTCATATCGGCTTTTACGCGCTGTGCAGCTTCTTCTTTTTCTTTTGTATCTTCCCCAAGAATCTTAACTTTGACCGGGCCAGCCGCAGGGAATGTCTCGGACATGGTTTCTGCTTGGAAGCGTATGGCTGCTTCGGCAAGCACTGTAGAGTACACTCCACACGCGCCATCCCACGGTTCCACTCGCTCTTCGTACTGGAACCCTAGAACATCCAACCCTTTTACAAACGTATCTGCCCAATCTTTACGGCTAGATATGTCCGCGTCCACAGCGCCCATCAGGTCACTGGAAATCTTACTTAAAACATCTTCATCTAAAACGTCGGCTAGGTTGGCATCAAAAGGAACAGTGTCGCCTATGTCAGCGTTGGGGATAAGTGTTATCTCTACAGAGCCGTCATCCAGAGTAACCATATCTGGATTTACTATTTCTATCTCCAAGGATTCTTCCGGCATATCTGCTTCCAGACCTGCGGGGGCTGCGTATAGTCCTTTATCTACTGCCATAAATATCCCCTAGTAATAGCCGCTTCCACGCCGCTTAAAATACCGCTGTTCCTCTGGCTCATCTGTCGGTAGCCGTATGAATCCGCCTTGCCTGAATCGCATAAGTGCCATAACTGTTGAGTCAACCAAGTCATCATGGCTCATAAACGGGAATCCAGCAATCTCTTCAACTACTTCTTCTGCCCACCTCGTAGGCGGAATCCACACCAAACCAGACGCTACAATATCAGATACTGAGTTTAGTCGTGCAAGTTTATCGCCCGATCCTCTATGCGGGGTATACTCTGATACGGGTAGCCCCATGCGCCTCATCTCTTGGTACAGCGCAGTACCCGAAGACTTCTTTTCCACAATAAATGCGTCCGGTTCCCACTCAACGTACTCTTCCATAGCCAAGTCTTTTAGTTCTGGGAACTCCATGCGCTTCTTGATGCTATTTAATAGAATGATATTGAAGGCTTCAGTTTCTTCATTAAGGAACACACCCCACGTAGTGAGTGCTGTAAAGTCCGCTCGGTTATGTGCTTCTGCGGCTGCATCCAGTGACATGATTATGTACTCACAAGAGGGTGGCGGGCCTTGCTCCCATAGCTGCCACCACTCGCGCTTGACCAACGCGGCTTCTTCTGCGGTGGGTTCTTGCTGATACTGTGCGTTCCACTGGAAAGTAGGCATAGATGCCTTGGTGCGGAGCAATGCTTCTAGGTCAAAGAACTCAGGCCATAGCGGTTTCTGTATGGGTTCGCCCGTTTCTTCGTCATCTACATCTAATAAAGCAGGAAACTCCACGATCTCGTACTGATCTGCCCGCTCATTCTGCATCATGTCCTTAGTTACACGCCCAGTTAGGTCGTCCATGTGCCATCTGGTCTGAATTATGGCTACACGACCCCCCGGCATGAGACGAGTACGCGCTCCAAAGGTAAACCAATCGTATGCTTTGGAAAATGTCTCAAAATTACCGTTGATTACGTCCTGTTCTGAGTGCGGATCGTCCACTAATAGTAAATCTGCGCCTCGTCCTGCGATGGATGAGCCAATACCACAGGCGTAATACTCTCCACCTGTGTTTGTATTCCACCTACCGGCTGATTTTGAGTCACTCGCTAGCTGTACCGTAGGAAAAATAGCCCCATACTCGTCAGCGGTTATCATATTCCGTACTTTTCTACCAAAATCCACCGCCAAATCAGTGGTATGGGACACCATCATCACCTTTTTATTGGGATTCCGCCCCAGAAACCACGCTGGGTACATAATAGACACAAGATTAGACTTGCCATGACGTGGCGGTATGTTCACACAGATGCGATCTTTGTTGCCCTGCTCAATATCCATGAGCATATCGGCCAAAATGCGGTGATGTTTGCCCACAATAAAGTCAGGCTGCATCCGTTTGCAAAATTCTATAAGGTCATTGTACGCCGCAGTGTTCAATCTACGCTGCGCTAGCTCATCTACTATACGATCTATTTCGACAATCTCTTCTGGTGTGTACTTGTCGAGGTTATCCAACATCTGCTGGACTTCCTCTTCAGTAAAATCCAGTGCTGGTTCAGTCATCGTAGTCGTCGTCACCCAACTCTGCGGTTACATCCAGTAGATTACCGTCAAATTCAACGGGTGTAGTGTACTCAGCGTCTTCAATGTCTGTTGTAGAAATTATCTTCTCAAGTTTTCCACGTAACTTATTACGCAAATCTTCAGTAGATTGGTGTGTTATGGTCACCTGAGACTTTTCTGCAAACAATCCTACGTCAGAGATCTTACCTAGAAGCTCCAACGCACGGATACGTACACGCGGATCTGCGTTTTCTGACTCTATCAACAGCTTATTTGTAACTAAATGCCGTATCTGCGTGGCATTTTCCGCTACTGAGTGCCCAAACTCTTTCAATATCGTGTCTGTAAGCACTAGAGATGCGGGGGTCAGGGCTGCGGCCCGCTTAGTTGTTACTTTTTTGGACGTTTTATCGGGATCATCTGCATACGCCACTGCAAGTTTTGCAGCAACGTCCTGATCTTCTGAAGTAGGAGTGATGTCCAACCCCTCTTCTGCCAACTCCATAGCAGTGTTACACGCTGCTTCAGCCCTGTCTTTCAAATCCATATTAGATAAATCTTCTGACAAAGGTACGCCTATCTCTGGTTTGAGTAGTATTGTCATAATAACTTACAAGTAAAACTCTAAGCCATGCTTGGCCAACCTTACCGTAAATAGGTGGCCAGCGCAAAGCTAGCTGTGGCAAGGGATTGCCGCTATGTGGCCAGGTTGGACACCATTTTCCAAAAAAGTCGGAAATTC